CACCTCTGCCGCCGGGAACATCTCGATCACGGACGGCAACGGTGGGGCTACGCTGTTCTCGTTTACACCGGCTGCTGCCGCAGGGTCGCTGTACATGCTGTTCCCTGGCGAGGGAATCCTTGCTCAGGCCGGCATCTATGTGACCAACGGCACCGGCACTGCTGCAACGGTGTTCTATGGCTAAGTCCCCGGCATGGCAGCGTTCGGAAGGAAAGAACCCCAAGGGCGGCTTGAACGCCAAGGGGCGAGCCTCCTACAACGCCGCGAATCCAGGGAAGCCGGGACTGAAACCCCCTCAACCGGAGGGCGGTCCACGCCGAGACTCTTTTTGCGCCCGTATGAAAGGGATGAAAAAGAAGTTAACGAGCGCAAAGACCGCAAGCGATCCGAATTCGAGGATTAACAAGAGTCTGCGGGCATGGAACTGCTGATATGGAACGTAGTCCTCTCCTTCCTCTCGGCCATCATTCTTTGGGTGGTCAAGAGTCATGCGGAAGAGGTCAAACGTATTCAGATTTTGCTGAACCGCACACGCGAGGAAGTCGCCAAGGAGTACGTCACGAAGGGCGACGTACACGACGACATGAATCGCGTGATTGCGCGGTTGGACAGGCTTGAAGGTAAGTTGGACGCATACATGAAGGAGCAGAGAAGTGCCCTCAGTTAGCGGAAAACAGCACAGATTCATGGCGGCAGTGGCGTCAAACCCCAAGTTCGCCAAGAAAGCAGGCGTCCCACAGTCCGTGGGAGAAGAGTTCTTGAAGGCCGACAAAGGCCGCAAATTTGCCGGAGGTGGCGAGATGGAATCCAAGAAGATGATTGGTAAAGAGTTGGCCTTTATGAAGAAGAAGGGCGCTCCCAAGTCCATGATCAAGCATGAGATGGCCGAGGCCAAGGGCATGAAGAAAATGGCTTCTGGCGGTCTCGCTGCCGGTCACAAGCAAGCCGATGGTATTGCCCAGCGTGGCAAGACTCGCGGCATGGAAGTCAAGATGGCCGCAGGTGGTCTGGCCGCAGGCCACAAGCAGGCAGACGGCATCGCCAAGAAGGGTAAGACCCGAGGTATGGAAGTGAAGATGTCCAAGGGCGGCAAGGCTTACGGCGGGAAGTGCTGATCATGGCTGAAGCAGGAGCAGGACGGGGGCTGACTGTTCCCCCCACCGCCGCTGAAATGAAGCGGATGCAAGAGCGTGCAGATCGCAACGTCTTCACCGAAGAGAAGATTGGCAAGGTCAAGACGCCCAAGGGTGAGCAATTGCCCCGCGACTTGATGCCCGGCGATCTTCCCTCTCCGAAGAAGATGGCTTCTGGCGGCTATACCCGTGCAGCAGATGGTTGCTGCAAGAAGGGCAAGACCCGAGGGAAGATGGTATGAAGAAGAAGCGCAAGTTCCAAGATGGCGGCAATGTGGTTGAGCCAGGGGACGGCGTTCAGTATTTTGCTGACGACGAACTGGCAGAGGCCAACAAGCGGAGTCTGCAAAAAGAAATTGACGAACTGAATGCTGCTCAATACAAGGGTTCAGCGCCCATCATTGACGAGTACTCAGGTAAAGAAACAACCCTCCGACGCAATCTTGAGACGGGCGATTACTATTCCACCGAGCCGGTAACGCGCAAGGCAGCACCTGCGCGGGCGATGCCAAAGGCCACGCCGGTCAGAAACATTGCTGGAAGTGGGCGGGGCACGATGGCAGGCCGCACTGCGGCAGATGACACAACTTATGTGACTGGCGGTAGCCGTGGTCGCATGAGTGGCCCTGGGATTGGTGAGCGCGAAGCGTATGAGGCAAGCCGCAGCAGGTCGACGCAAATTCCTACTGCTTCTCAGGCAGGCCCAGAAAAGGTTAGTTCTCCCGCTATGGAAATGAGCGACAAGGAGAGAATTAGGAATACAACTATTGGGGCGCTTGGAACGATTGGAGGCGCTGCGGGTCTTGCAAAGTTGATGCAAGTTAGAAAAGCCAAGCAGGCCGCTGAGTTGGCACAAGAGGCCGCAAAACGTTTTTCCAAGCCGGGGCAGGCGCGGCAAATTGGGGACAAGACTCCAGCCAAGGCTGAAAATGTGGCAAAGAAACGTGCCGAAGCCGAGGCAATGGAAAAAGCCAAGCCAATCCTTCAGTCTCGCCCTTCAACAAAGGCGCAAAGGGCTGATCGCACCCGTCGCACCGAAGAAGACTCGCAGATTGAATTTAGCAAGGGCGGTTCTGCATCTAGGCGTGCTGATGGCTGTGCTGTGCGCGGCAAGACCAAAGGGAAGTTGTACTGACATGCGTGCTTCTCGTGGAATGGGTTGCATCAACCCCGCAAAGATGCCCAAGGGCACGGTTAAACAGCGCCGTGACAACACGGATTTCACGGAGTACGCCGAAGGCGGACAGGCCAAGTCCAAGGTAAACGCGGCAGGCAACTACACCAAGCCCGGGATGCGTAAGGCGCTCTTTGAGTCAATCAAAGGGCAGGCAACCCAGGGTACGGCGGCAGGTCAGTGGAGCGCCCGCAAGGCTCAACTCCTGGCGAAGAAGTACAAGGAAAAGGGCGGCGGATACCGTGACTAAGAAGCCGCAGCAATCCTTGAAGGACTGGACCGCTCAGAAATGGAGAACAAAAAGTGGTAAACGATCTTCTGACACGGGTGAAAGGTATCTTCCAGAGGCTGCGATCAAAAGTCTTTCCCCCCAAGAATACGCAGCAACAACCCGAGCAAAACGAGCAGGCAAAGCCTCCGGCAAGCAGTTCGTAGCCCAACCCAAGTCTGTAGCCAAGAAAACTGCAAGGTTCCGCTAAATGGCAACTTCAGGCACCGCTGTATTCAACCTCGATCTCTCTGAGGTCGTGGAAGAAGCCTTTGAGCGTTGTGGCTCAGAACTTCGCACGGGCTACGATCTTCGGACTGCCCGTCGCAGTCTGAACCTGCTCTTTGCCGACTGGGCAAACCGTGGCATCAACATGTGGACGATGGAGCAGGGGACGATCACCCTGGTCTACAACCAGATGACCTATGCCCTGCCCAACGACACGGTGGACCTGCTTGAGCATCAGATTCGGACGCAGGCCAACAGCAGCAGCAATCAGGCTGATTTAAACATCACGCGGATTAGCATCAGCACTTACGCCACGATCCCGAACAAGTTAACCACCTCGCGCCCGATCCAGATTCTGGTGCAGCGCAACAACGGGATGGACAGCCCGATTGGGGCAACTCTGCCGTCCACGATCACGGCAAGTGCCACCACCATCACCCTATCTTCGACTGCCGGTCTGCCCGCTCAAGGGTTCATCAAGATCGACGATGAAGTCATCGTCTACGGGTACATCACGGGCAACACGCTGTACAACTGCTTCCGTGGTCAGCAAGGCACGACGGCTGCAATCCATACTTCTGGCACCACGGTGTACTGGGCGCAGGTTCCTTGCGTGACGGTCTGGCCGGTGCCGGACAACTCAACCACCTACACCCTGGTGTACTGGAGACTGCGCCGGACGCAGGATGCCGGTCAGGGTGTGGACGTGGCAGATGTGCCTTTCCGCTTCATCCCCTGCATGGTGGCAGGCTTGTCCTACTACATGGGCATGAAGATTCCTGATGCCTATGACCGCCTGCCCATCCTGAAGGCTCAGTACGAGGAAGCCTGGACTTTGGCAGCAGACGAGGACCGGGAAAAGGCTGCGATCCGGTTTGTGCCGCGTCAACAATTCATCGGCGGAGCCACCACCTAAATGGGAAATCGGTTCGCCTCCGGCAAGCGCAGCATCGCCATGTGCGACCGCTGCGGCCAGCAGTTTAAATTGAAGCGCCTGAAAGAAGAGGTCATCAAGACCAAGCGTTTCAACCTGCTGGTGTGCGAGGAGTGTTGGGACCCAGATCATCCGCAGTTGCAACTGGGCATGTACCCGGTTGACGATCCCCAGGCAGTTCGTAATCCCCGCAGAGACTCGACGTACAAGACTGCCGGAACGAACAGTTTGGAGATCAACATCGCAAACCCGGAGCAAGGGTTTCCGACTGGTGGCTCACGGGATATTCAATGGGGTTGGAACCCTGTTGGCGGAGCAAGAGCAAATGATGCGGGACTGACGCCAAATTACTTGGTGGCAACCACATCTGTTGGTACAGTAACCATCCAAACGACGTAAGGAGTCGAACATGGACGCAAAGAAAGCCGTTCACAAGCATGAGAAGGCCATGCACCCTGGTAAGCCCCTGACGAAACTCGCCAAGGGTGGCAAGACCAATCAGCAGATGCGCGAACTCGGTCGCGGTCTGGCAAAGGTTGCCAACCAGAAGAAGTCTTCGTTCACCTACAAGAAGGGTGGCTGAAATGGCTAAGTTCAGCAAAAAGATGATGGGCAAGGAAGTCGGAGATGCCTCCGTCTATGCCGAGCCCCACACGATGAAGGGCGGCAAGGTCGCTCTGGGCAACGGGACTCAGAAAGAGCCGACCGCTGCCAATCGTGTAAACATGTCTGTTGGCAACATCACCCGCGACGGGTACAACCCTGAGCCCAAGACCTCGGGCATCAAGATTCGCGGCACTGGTTGCGCCACCAAAGGCACGATGGCCAGGGGACCGATGGCGTGAACTACGCGCAGTTGAAAACAGCGGTTGAGGACTACACGGAGAATTCATTCTCCGCGACGGACTTCGCCACTATGACGGAGTTGGCAGAACAAAAAATCTACAACACCGTCCAACTGCCGTCACTTCGTAAGAACGTCACCGGCTCGATGACCTCGGGCAACAAGTATCTCCAGGCTCCGTCAGATTTTCTGTCCGTCTTTTCGATGGCGGTTATCTTGGCCGATGGGTCTTATGAGTATCTGCTCGACAAGGATGTGAACTTCATCCGTCAGGCATACCCGACCCCGACCAGTACGGGAACGCCCAGGTACTACGCCATCTTTGGTCCGCGCTCAGACAACGAGAATGAACTGACCTTTATTCTTGGTCCGACGCCAAGCGCAAGCCTGTCGGTGGAGTTGCACTATTACTACTACCCAGTTTCCATTGCAGATTCGGTGCTTAATCCTAGCGGTACTTCGTGGCTTGGCGACAACTTTGACTCTGTGCTATTTAATGGCGTGATGGTCGAAGCGGCCCGGTACATGAAGGAAGAGCAGGACGTGGTTGCCATGTACGAGCAACAGTTTGCTCAGTCTCTGATCCTGTTGAAGCAACTGGGCGATGGCAAGAACCGTCAAGACGCCTACCGCAACGGGCAGGTTAGGGTGAAGGTCGGCTGATGACAATCGTTCAAACGCAGACCACCTCCTTCAAGAAGGAGTTGTACCAGGCCATCCACGATCTCACGACGGATGTCCTGAAGATTGCTTTGTACAACGGCAACGCCGACCTGAACGAAGACACTACGGCTTACACCACGACCGCAGAGATTACGGGGACTGGGTATGTGGCAGGTGGCAAGACGTTGACCGGCACGACCATCAGCAGTTCTGGGTACACGGCCTTTGTGGACTTCGACAATGTGGAGTGGAACCCCGGTGCATTTACCGCACGGTGTGCTCTGATCTACAACTCCAGTAAAGCCAACCGTTCCATCGCCGTGTTGGACTTTGGGTCAGACAAGACCTCGACCACCACCTTCACCATCGTCATGCCGGTCAACGACGCCAACAGTGCGCTGATCCGGTCTTCCAATTAAGGAGCATCAAATGAGCATCGAAAAGGCCAAGGCCACTGACATCGTTGGCGGTGGGCTGATTGCAAACACCGGATCGTCCGAAGGCGCGAAGGCAACGGGCAAGTACACCGTTGAGTGCTACGACAAGGACGGCAACCTCAAGTGGGTTGCTGAGACTCCCAACCTTGTGGTCAACGTCGGTCTTCAGTACATGGCAGGCTCTGCCCTGACCTCAACTTCTCAGATCACCACTTGGTATCTGGGTCTGTATGGTTCGGGTTCTACCAACAGCCCCGCTGCCGGAGACACTATGTCTTCGCACATCGGCTGGACGGAAGTGACTGACTACAGCGAAGCCAACCGTCCGACTGCCACGCTTGCTGCTGCGACGAACGCCAATCCTTCTGTGGTAACCAACACCGCAAGCAAGGCCGTGTTCACCATCAACGGCACGACAACGGTGGGCGGAGCATTCCTGACCTCCAACAACACCAAGGGTGGATCGACCGGCACGCTGTTCTCGGCGGCTGACTTCTCTGCCCCCGGCGACCGCTCGGTGGTTTCTGGCGACATTCTGAACGTGACGTACACCTTCAGCCTGTCCGCCTAAAGGATGATCCGTGGCCGAAGGCGGATGGGGTTCAGGCACCTGGGGTCAGGCCGGTTGGGGTGAATCGGTATATGACCGCGATGTCGCTGAGACAGCGACAGGTGTTGACTCCGTTTCCGCTTCGGCTTCGGTTCAGCCCGCTGTAGCAGAGACAGCCACCGGCACTGATGCAATTGCCGGGGTAGTCGAGATTTACGGGGTCGTCAGCGAGACGGCCACTGGCGCAGATCAAGTTGATGCCGGTGCAGAATACTCCCGATCCGTTGCGGAAACCGCTTCTGGCGCAGACAGCATAGCGGCTCAGGCCGAGTACAACCGGGAGGTTTCAGAAACCGCCTCCGGTTTGGATCAAGTTCTTGCCCTGTTTAACCCCAACGCGGCGGTCAGTGAGACGGCATCCGGGGCAGACGCAACAGAGGCAGCATTTGCTTTCTACAGCGATGTAGCCGAGACGGCTTCTGGTGCGGATAGCGTTAGCGCAAGCCAAGAAATCCAAGGCGCGGTGGCTGAGACTGCTACCGGCACGGATCAGGTCAGTACAAACCACGAAATCCAAAGCGCGGTTACTGAAACCGCGACGGGGGCAGATGCAGTTTCCGCTGAAGCACGGTTCTTTGCTGCTATCCAAGAAACTGCAACGGCAACAGACTCAATTACGGGTCGCAGGTTCTGGGAACCTGTGGATGACATTCAGACTGCCAATTGGCAGAATATCAACAACGTGCAATCGTCCGGTTGGACGACCATTCCGA